TGCTCTAGTATCTACTTTATCAGTAGAGTTTGTAATTGTAAAGGGTCCAAGTGGTGAACTAACCGCTGTATCATCAGGGTAAGAACTTACAAATAATGTAACTGTAGCGTCTCCTCGTAAATATTTAAAATCGGGTATAAATCTCTTGACTGACATAAAGAACTCTCCATCTCCTCTATAATCAACGACTCCTGTTGCCTGACCCAATGCGCTTTTACGAGAGGTAATATCATAGTCTCCCGATTGAATAAATGCATCAATAGAAGTTCTACCTGAACTGTTTACTTGGTCATCGCCTACTTCATGAGCATAATATATAGAAGCTCCGTACTTGTTAGTTATACCAGATATTGCAGAGAATGCCGGAGTTGCACTATCATCATAATCTGTGGCATAAGGCACTTGAAAGACACCTTGATCTTGATAAGTTGTTCTATCTAATGATGAAGTTGTAAATACATTTTCAGAATAGTTATAAGTAACACATCTATCAATTTGAGTTGACCCTGCTTTAGGATAAAACCAATTTATTTCTGTATATAAAGAATTAGGCGCAGAATAAATAACGTCTGCCGCATCATAATTTAATCCTAAATTATCTCCATCAGTTGAGTATACAAAATCTTCTACGAGACATGGTAAAGATTTAACTGTACCATCATATACAAAAAAACCACCTTCACCTGACATCCACCACACAGCCCCATTTGCATATGACATTGCGTGTTGACCAATACATCCACAGTTAGTACCTACTTGTCTAACAGAGAAAGTAAATGGTGGACCGACAAATTGAATTACATACGCAGCTAAATCAGTTGTTACAAAAATATAATCTTTACCTTGTATGGCTGCTCTAATCTCATTACCTGTATCTAATCTGAATGTACCAGCAGTGTTGGTTGCTGTAGGTGCATATGTATTTAAATCTTCTTGATTAGAAAATCTTACAAACATAGGATCTTGTGTTGATGTGTCACCTATAGTTGTTTCTGTACCTAAATGAAATAAGTGTCTATCTCTATCTGATACAATAGAAATTCTTGTAGCTGTTGGATTGTTTGTTGTGTTAAAATTACTTGTAGACTGTGAAGCTCTTACAGCTCTTGGACTAGATGCTCCAGCATCCCAAGTAAATGTTTTACCATTAAATATAGTTGCAACTAATACTTCACCAAAGTTATCAAGACTCCAGTTTCCTGGTGCCAGAACCACATTACTTGTAGATCGTTCAGTACCCCAAGTAGAATCACTCCATAAATAAGTTCCCCAACCATAACCAACTGTTTGAGTTGTTGGTCCAATTATAATATAGGGATTAATTGTAGCTCCCCCTGTTCCAGACGAAGCACCAGCCACAGCTGCAATAGGAGTTTGAATAGTAAAAGTATTAGCAGTAGGCACACTTAATATCTCAAATGCACCTTCAGTGAAAGTAGTTGAACTTGTAAATCCATTAGGAGTTACAACACCTGTAAATGTAATATATCTTCCTACAGATAAATTATGTGAGGTTTTATTTACTGTAACAATATTAGAGCCTTCAACAGTGTCAAACGTTGCTCCAGTAATTGCTGTATCTAAAGGAGTAATATCATAAAGTGCTTCTCCGTAATATAAAAACAAACCTTGAGAAGTTCCTATAGCTGTATATTTTTCACCTTTAAAACTACTAAAAGCAAGTTGGCTTCTAGCAGCACCTGGTAAAGTTTCATTAGCAACGGTAAGTTGTTCCCAACCACCTATTTTTTCAGGTAAACCATATCTAAATCTTACAAAGTCTCCATCTACCCATTCACTTTCAGCACCTGATTCAGTAGCTTGTTTATTAAATCCTGGTTTAAAATTGAGTTTCTGTAACATAACCTAATATTATATAGGGTTTTTATTATTTTGGTAGTATTATATTCCAATCTAGCTTGGATATCAAATCCTCTAGTCGAACTTTTTTTAAATTATTGTCCTTTAAATACTGAATTAATTCTTCCATATCAACAATAATCCATTGATCTTTAATATCAAAAACCATTTTATCGGCCTTAGAATTAAAAAATCCTCCTTTAGTGTTATTTTTTAAAGGTCTTAGATCAAATTTTAATAACTGATTTGATTTATCTTTTATAATACCTTCTATATCCCAACATTCTTTTTTTCTTTGTATGGGAGTAGCAATATTAACCTGACTTAAGTTACGTTGAAATTTATTATACATCTAGTTCCATTAGTAGGTTGCTCTGCAGTATGCCATAGGGAACCATCAAAAGTAATCATTCTTCCTTGTTTAGGAGTAATTCTTTTCCATTCTTTTTTATTTTTAAAAATAACAGTATCCCCATCAGAATCTTTTACATAATAAATATATACTTGATGTGGTTTTTCGACATCTATGTGTGGAGGATCTTGTTTATTTTTAAGTAACTTTGGATTTAATGGTAATTGCACAAACATTCTAGCACAATCTACATTACCTTTTATAATATCTTTAAAAATATTTAATACTTCTGCTTGTTTTGTTTGGATCTTATCGTCCAATATAAAATTATGATTAAAAGCAGGACAATAATCTTTACTACTTTTATCAGTAATATTATTCATATACCATACTGGCATCGCAGATGAGAGTAATATATTTTTTAACCACTCTTGTTTTTCTTTCGAAAGAGCTCGCTCTATAACTTTCATAAAAAGTTTAAAATTTATTTAATTATTCTTCAGTCCAAGTCAGAGTTTCAGGATTCCAAATAAAAAGATTAGTAGGAGTTGAGCTATCCATACCTTTCCATCTTAAATTATCTTCGTCCCACATAATTCCGTATGGAAGTTCAACACCACTTACTGTGTAAGTTTCAACAGTTGGGAATGGAACTGGTGCATCCCACGTATCGTCGTCTTGTAAAGTCCATGATGCATAAGGTTGCGCTGGAATAAATTTATCTCCTTCATAATCATAAATGTCTGAAGGCGCAGCAAACTTTCCTCTTAAACCATTTTTAAAAGTTTGTCTCCAAGTACCACCTTTAAACCAATTAGTTACCCATGTTTCTCCATCGGCATGTTTAGGGTTATCAACTAAAGGTCCGTCTGCAGTTGGTATATCATTTCCAACAACAACAGTGTTTTGAACTTCCCAGTGTTGACCACCTTGATCAAAAGGTTTGTTTTTTAATTTAATTTGTGCGAAATATTGTGCCATAATTACTCCTTTATATAACAGATTGCTGGACCCTGTCAAGTCTAGTTCTCGGGGTTGATTTTACTTTAAGTTTATTAATAAAAAACACCATGGTTAACCTGTCTTCACCAGGTTTAGTCCATAGGTTATCTGCGGCATGCCATTGGCTTCCGTCAAATGCTGCTAATGTATTATATACATTTTTAAAAGTATGTGTTTTTACAAATTGATTTCTTAAGTAGTTATACTTTTGAGTATAAATTTTTTCATTGTACTTACCACGTAAATAAAGATCTTCTTTAATTTTAATACAGGTTTTATTTCTTACAGGTTCTTTTTTTAAAGTATAAAGACTTGTACCTGACTCAGGTAAACTATTTTTATTTAAATAAATTATACCTCCTAAAGCTCCAGCGTCTCTATGTATCCAACCTTTATTTCTTATGTCATCTTTTGATTTAGAAAAAGCTTTTGATTTGTGAAAAAAAATATAGGTATTAGAAAATTCCAAACCTCTCATGTCTTCATAATATAAAGATAGTATTGACAAAATAGTTTTGTTAAAGAGTTCTTTATCTATATTGTAAAGATTATCTGATCTTACTCCTGGCCATGAACCATCTGTTTTGTTTATATTAGTTTTGTAATCTAGTTTTTTTGAATACTTTACTAGTTCGTCAGGATCACTAAAAAAATTATTTACACTAGTTATTGGGAAAAAATTCATCTTTGTCCTTTTTATATTCTGAAGGTAAACCTACCATAGGTCTTGTATCAAATTTTTTTGTTGATGAAATTTCATTATAATGAAGAAATACTTGATTTGAATTATTTCCTGTAAACTCTTCTCTATAGTGCTCCATCTTATCTCCGTTATATATTAACAAATCCCCTGCTTTCAAATTTATTTTTACCCCTGCCTGTGCTACCCTACCTGAAACATCTAGGTATATTGGCCATTCGTCACCACCTAAATGTAAAGTTGCTGATATAGTACACTCTTCTCTGTCAGTATGTCTTGCTAAAACATCTCCGTTTTTATAACGCCTAGCATATGAATATTGTTCGACTAAATCAAAACCAGATTTCTCCTCAATCTTGTCTTTCAATACAACTAGTAAAGTTTCATAAGCAGGATCTCCATAAACTGAATACGTATTAGGTATTTGTCCGTCATTCATACAACCCCAACTATCATCGTACGGAGATAAAAATCTAGTTTTTTGTAAATAATCAAAAGCCTGTTTTCTTATTTCCATGTAATTATAAAGAAAATTACACAGCTCTTTATCAATTGCTTTTTTAATAACTAAAAAATTATTTTTTTTAAAACTCATTTTTAATCTTCATTAATTTTTTTAAAATCTTTAGTAAACCAAGTGGCTAATATACCTCTTTGTCCTTTTATTATTTCTGTAACACCATGTAAATTATCACTTTTAAAAATTAATGTAAAGCCCTTTTTAGGTATGTAACTTTTTTTGCCTACAAAAGTATTACCTCCCTCAAAGTCATTATTTAAATATGTAACAGCGCTAATATATCTATGCTTTAAATAATCTAATCTATTATCGATATGCGCTTCCATACTTTTGCCTTTGTTCCAAAGAACTAAATCTGCAAAAGCAGGGTAGATTATTTCTTTATATTTTAAAGAAACCATTATACTTAATTTTAAAGTATAGTTTTGTATTAATTTATTTATCTCTCTGTCTTTTATATCATCTAAAATTATATTATTATTTTCAAACCAAGGTCTTATGTTACCTTTTAAAAAAGTACCACTAGTATTATTTTTTAAATAATTATAAATTAAATCACAATCTTTATCTGGTATTAATCTAATTAAACTCATGTCTTACTCTTGTGAGCCATTCTTTGTGGGTTATAAAATTTTTAGTATTTTTGTATTTAATACGACTTCGTTGTTTCAATTGAGCTGCGAGCATATTATATTGTTTCTTTATATTTTTTACATCAATTAATCCTAAGCCATGCATGACAACAATATAGTGAGGATCCCTAAATAATAAGTATTGAGTATCATTAAAATCTTCTCTTATAGGTAATCTTGTTTTAAATAAATCTAGCCTATCTTTTAAAGAATCAGGAAATGTTTGTTCTCTCCAAAATTTTTCTTTTCTATTAGTAATATAATGCATAGAAATAAAGTCTCTTATATTTAACATTATTTTTTCTATAGTTTCGTTATATCTATCTATTGTCTTTTGATTATAGTTTGAAAGATAATGACTTAATAAATACGCAGACTGTATACTTGTACCTATAGAACTTGCTTCAAGAGGTTCTACAAAGTTAGCACTCAAACCTAC